GTGCTCAAGAACCGCTTCCGGCAGTGGATCGCGACGCTGCGGACCTACGGCAAAGACGTCCTGCTCATCGCGCACGACAAAGAAGACAAAGACGGCGACACCCGCGTGGTGCGGCCGGACATCGTCGGCGGGTCCTACGGCGAAGTGATGAAGGTCGCGGACTTCGTCGGCTACGTCTACATGGCCGGACGGGATCGCGTCGTGGACTTCAACCCGACGGACCGCTGGATCGGCAAGAACCCCGGCCGCTGGGATGCGTTCAAGATGCCGCCGGTCGGCAAGTGCCAGACGTTCATGGCGGATCTGTTCGCCAAGGGGCGCGAGACGCTGGGCACCATTTCGGAGGCGTCGGCGCTCGTGGCGCAGCAGGTCGAGACGTGGCGCACAAAGATCGCCGAGCTCACCACGGCCGCGCAGTTGAACGAACAGATCCCGCTCATCAAGGCGATCGAGTCGTCGGTGGTGCAGCCGCAGGCGGCCAAGCTCCTGATGGACCGGGGCGCGGCGCTCGGCATCGCGTTCGATGTGCAGCACAAGACGTTCCTGGCACCGAAGGACGAAGTCGCGGCACTGGTCGCGGGTCTGTAGCCATGCGGATCTCGACGACCACCTTAGAGAGCTTCCGGCTGTTCATGGCCGAGGACTGGATGCCCGAGTCCGAGTTGATCGCCACCATCAAGGGCCAGTTCACCGGCAACCACAAGGTGTGGCTCGGGCAGGCGTTCGGCGCCGTGCTGGAGCATCCGGAGCGGTATCGCGTTAGCGGCGGCTACCGCGTGGCGCATCTGCGCGGCTGTCCGGAGGTCTTCGCGTTCGGCGATGACGTGATGGGGCCGGCGCTGGCACTCATCGATCCGGCGCGCACGGTGTTTGAGGCCAAGGGGCTGAAACGCTACGGCGATCACGACGTCGTCGCGCGGGCTGATCAACTGGTCGGCGCGGACCTGATCGAAACGAAAACGACGCTGTCGACGTTCGACTTCGACAAGTACGCGCAGTCCTGCCAGTGGCGGTTCATGCAGGACATTTTTCAGCCGGCGCGGATCACCTATCACGTCTTCTACCTGCACGAGAGCGAGCAGAACGGGACGATCGAGCTCCGCGGCATCGAATCGTTCCAGTTGTATCCGTATCCGGCGCTGCACCAGGACTGCTGCAATCTGCTGCACCAATTCGAGGCCTACGTGGACGCGCGGCAGCTGCGGGGCTATCTCGATGCGCGGCAAGTGGAGGCGGCATGAGCATCGGGGGCGCGTTCAGGTTGTACTCCGACTACTGGCACGGCTATCTGGCCTTCACGCCGTGCGACGGATCGATGACGTGGCCGGGGGCCGATGCCCGGGAGCACGCGCACGTCTTCAGCTACACCGATGCGTGCTCGATCCTGCTGGATCTGCCGTCGCCGTGGCTGGTGCGGCTGGTCGATGCCGTCGATCGGACGCCGATGCCGATCCCGGTGAACGCGCAGCTGCCAGCGAAGAAGAAAGGCGTGGCGGCGTGAGTCCGCGGACGCCCCTGTTGGCGATGGTGAACGCGACCGGGACCGGGCTGACGCTGGATGGTCCGTCCCGCGCCCGGCTCGCGTCGCTGGCGGGCCAGCGGGTGACGATCGCGCCGGTCACGCGGACGCGCACGAGTGCTCAGAATCGGCGGCACTGGACCTTGATGACCGTCGGCGCCAAATCGTTGTGGGAAGACCCCGGCGAACGCCAGACGCTGCACGACGAACTGGCGCATCTGTATTTCGGGTTGCCGCCGTGTCCCAAGACCGGCCTGCGGCGGCGGCGGCGGACGCCGCACACCGACACGAAGGAATTCGCCGCGTTCACCGACTGGTGCGTGATGAAGCTCGTCGAGCTCGGGGCGGATCTGTCGGAGTGGGACACGGAAATCGAGCGGGCGACGGCATGAGGCGCCGCGGCAAAGTGGACACCAATCAGACAGCGATCGTGGACGCATTCCGGCAGGCGGGCTGGGCAGTGCAGTCCTTAGCCAATGTCGGCGCTGGGTGTGCCGATCTCCTGGTCGCGCATCCGGCACTCCCGATCGTGCGGTTGATCGAAGTCAAGGCGTCGGGCGGGACGTTGACGCCGGATCAGGTGCGGTTTCATCAGCAGTTCCCCGTGACGATCGTGCGGTCGGTCGATGAGGCACTGGCGGTGATCACGGGGCGCGACGGCGACACGTTCGGCGGGTAAGACGTCTGGGGCCGCTGGCTCGCGGCCCGCACAACTGGAAGGAACGGAGAGACGGAGGCGTGCATGAGCGATCGCTTCTGGTCGAAGGTTGACAAGTCCGACGAGTGCTGGTTGTGGACTGGTTGCGTCACCCGCAACGGTTACGGGCGCTACCCGCTGAACGGCTCGTCTGTCCTCGCGCACCGACACGCCTACGAGATGGCAGTTGGGCCGATCCCGCGCGGCCTGACCATTGACCATCTGTGTCGAACGAAACGCTGTGTCCGCGTAGAGCACATGGAGTTGGTGACGCTGGCGGAGAACATTCGGCGTCGTCCCATCGCCGGAGTGGCCGCTGAGAACGCGCGAAAAACGCACTGTCCGCGCGGGCACGCGCTGACACCAGGCAATCTGCGGGGTGGTCAGCGGCCTGGCAATCGATCCTGCAAGAAGTGTTGCGCGATCAATGCGATGAGGAGGAAACATGCCGCTTAGGTTGTCAGAGGCGATACGACTCGGCGCGATGCTGAAGCCGCAGGGGTCAGGCGCTGACTCAATTCGTTATCGACACGTTACAGCAACGTGCGCGCTTGGAGCGGCCTGCGAGGCCGTCGGCGCGGAGTATCGGGAAGCAGGCGCCGATCTCTACGGCGCTGTCAGCGCCCGTTGGCCGTGGGTCACGAGGGCTCTGGAGGCGTTGCCGAACGGAGATCCGTGGCCAATGTATTACACGCATCGATCCGTCGCCGATGCGATCTACACGCTCAACGATCACGGCTGGACCCGCGAGCAGATTGCCGATTGGGTGGAGACCCTCGAAGCGCAGCACGAGCCACTGGCCGATCCCGTGGCCGATCCCCAGCCGGTGACGGTGTAACGCGATGGCCGACTGGCTGCTGACCGTCGTGATCGTGGGTGCGGCAGTGATCTTCGCGGGCGCGTTCATCGTGGCCTGGGGCCGGATGACACAGGACGTGCTGACGGCCACGCGCGAGCCGGAGACGGAACTGGACGGCGACTGCTTTCTGGCAGAAGCCAATATGCGGACGCGGAGAGGGTTGTAGATGGCCGAGCAGCACAGTCCGTTGCCGTGGAGGTGGGAGCCGCGCGAGTCGCTGGTCGGTTATCACGATGCCGTCTTGTTGGCGGCCGATGGGAGCGGCGTTGCGTATCACAGCGCGTCGTGGCCGGTGGACAGCGCCGACGCCGCGTTCATCGTGCGCTGTGTGAACAGCCATGCCGCGCTGCTGGACGCGTTGAAGGGGCTCGTCAACCACTCGGAGTGCTGCTGCGATGGTCGCCACTGTGACAAAGACTGCATCTGGTGCGCGGCGAAGGCCGCCATCGCGCTCGCGGAGGCTACCGATCATGGCCATCTCTGAGTTGACCCGCGAGATCGCGATCAAGGTCCGTGACACGGTAGACGCTGGTTTGTCGCACGGAGTCGGGCAGCCCATCCCCGGCCAGATGTGCGTGGAAGCCGCCGTGTGTTACGCGTTGGGCTTGCCGCATGGCGACGATCCGGGGTGCGTGGCACCTGCGTTGCGGCAGCTGAAGATTGGCCTCAACGATCGCTCGTGGTCGTCGCCGCAGGCGCGGGCGCAGGGGCTGCGCCGGCTCGCCGTCGCGCAGTTGGGGAGCGCGGGCGTACTGGACGAGGCCGTGTTCATCCAGCGCGTGGTGGACATGACGATCCGCAAGGCGGTGCCGGTCGGTTTGCGCGCGGCGGCGCGGGTGAATCCGGCGTTCGCCGATCGACTGGAGGCCGCAGCCGTACGGTGTGCGACCGAGGGGACGCGCGAGGCGTGCCGTGCAGCCGAAGACGTGGCGGCCGACGCGAGACGCGCCGCCGCCTCCGCCGCCGCCGCCGACGCGGCCTACGCCGCCTCCGCCGCCGCCTACTCCGCCGCCCGAGCCGCCGCCTACTCCGCCGCCCGAGCCGCCGACGCGGCCTCCGCCGCCGCCGACGCGGCCTCCGCCGCCGCCTACTCCGCCGCCGGCGACGCCGCGCGTGACCGCGTGCTCGCGCAGTACGCGGAATGGGTTGTGGAGATCCTGTGTGACCTTACGGCACCGGGCTGTCAATGGCTCGATCTGGTGCCGCTGGAGGCTAGCCATGGCTGAGTCGGTCCAGCGGCTGCTGCGGTTCTTCGCGATCTGGCGCTGCGGGATCGTCGGGACGCCAGACCGCATCGGCCATCGGATTACTTGTCCGTCCGATCGACGCAAGGCGATTGCCACCTGGCGCCGGGCGGCGTCGGTCTGGATGAACACGCGGTTTCACGAGGATCGGATCGACGGCTGGAAACCAGCCACGCGCGAGCGCGTCGTGCGCTTCAAACAGCGGTAACGAGAAAAGGAGAGCGTAGATGTACGACAGAAACGATCCCATCGACGAAAAGACCGACATGCCGCAGGCAACCGTCGGGTCCATTGGCGGTGGTCTGCGCGGTGTAGCGCCGTCAGGATTTCTGCAGCGCGGGGGGCCACTGACCCCGATTGCGCCGATGGCACAGCAGGGCAACGGGCGCAGCGAGATCGCGCACCAGCTCGACGCAGGCGAGAAGGCTGGCCATGTCCTGCATCAGCTTGTCGAACTGCTGGAGCAGCGGTTGCGGCCCATTCTCTCGGCCCCGCCACCGACCGGCGACGGCGCCGGTAGTCAGCCGATTCATTCGACGCAAATCGGCGAATGCCTTGCCCGCAACAACGCGCTGATCGGCACCGGGCTGGAACGGCTCCGCGCCATCATCGATCGGATCGCGCTGTAACGAGATTGCCGGCCGGTCAGGGACTCTGGACGGTGCGTTGGTGGCGCCCGGGTCCTGATCTCAGGCCAGCAGGGGGCCCTGACCACCGGCAATGAGTGGGGGTGCTGTCATGCGGAAGTAGACACGCTCCGAACCCGGACCACAGCGGACCGCCTGTGGTGGCGCCGCCGCTATGCCGATCAGCGGACGCAGAACGCCGGAAGCCGCGACCCAAACCGCCTGAGGGGCGGGTGCAAGTCGAAGGCGTGACAGCCGGGAGAGACCGGCGCTGAGCAACCCGATGGCGCATAAGAGCTTCTTCAAGCACGACATGGAGACGCGGGTCGACGTGCGTCTCAAGGAAGAGGCCGAGGCCGACAGCACCAAGCGCCGCTGGGACGCCGAGATCGACGCGCGCGATAACAAGACCTGTCGGGCCTGTGGCAAGCGGACGAACCCGGACGAGATCGGGCTACTCCGGGGGCACCGGGCGCACATCGTCTATGCGAGCGCGGGCGGGTCGATGGAACCACGCAACCGCGTCACGTTGTGCCCGCGCTGTCATCAGGACGAGCACAAGGATCGGCTGCGGTTCACGCGCGAGGGCGGGCCGTACGTGGGGATCGACGCGAACGAGGGTCTGGAATTCTGGCGGAAGGACGCGCATGGCGACTGGTACTTGTTCAAGCGCGAAGTCGCGCCGGGTCAGACGGAGCGCGACTGATGGCTGACTACGACGTCGTTTGGGACGGCTCCCGTGCTCGAGGCGCCTATCTCTTTGCCGAAGAGGAGCGCCAGTACACCGCCCGGCAGCGGCCGTTCCGCAGCACGAAGGAATTGACCGTCGGGGAAGTCATGGAGATCCGCCGGGCGGTGCGGGCGGGCGGATCACGCGACGCGGTCGCCGCGCGGCATCACGTCTCGGGGGCCACGGTGGATCACCTGGTGCGGACGGCGCCGCGATGAGGCTGGGCAGCCATCTCGAGGCCCGTGCGCGACGCCTCCGGCAGGCGTTCGTCGACGCCTACGGTGAGGCCGCGGCTACGGTGCGTCAGCAGCAGATCGATCAACTGCCGGTGGTCGACTGGAAGGGGAAGACGCTGCGGACCTTGCGCTGTCTCGGACCGTATGGGCAGGGGCCGCATACGCAGAACGTACCGGAGTACTTACTGTGGTCGCTGATCGATCTGCGGGTGTGGCTGTGCCCGTTTCACCGGTAGGAACAATGAACGAACGAACGAACGAACGAACGAACGAACGAACGAACGAACGAAGCAACGCAGATGCCGATGTGTAGCCGTCCGGGGTGCGTCGCGCAGGCCACCGATGGTGACCTGTGCGGGATTCACGCCGCGCGCGTCGGTAAGCCCTGCTACGCCTGCCACGGCTCCGGCACGCTCAAGCGGGAAGTGGGTCGCAAGTGGATTGACGATCCCTGCGCGGTCTGCGCTGGCACCGGCCTCGCGGATCAAAAGCTTGCGGCGCCGCGCACCGCGCGCGATGCCGACCCCGTCGACAAGCGCGATCTCATGCGGTTGATGAACGAATGAATACCGGCGTCATGTTTTCGCGGGCGACGGACGAATGGACGACCCCCCGCGACTTCTTCGAGCAGCTGGATCGCGAGTTCTGCTTCGAGATGGATGTCTGCGCCAAAGACGAGGCGACCGCAATGATGCTGCCGTGCATCACGCCGGAACAGGACGCGCTCGCGGTGGATTGGTATGAGGCGTTCCACGGTGCCGCCGCCGCAGAGGCGCGTGCCTGTGGTGTCCAGCCGCCCATTTGCTTCATGAACCCGCCTTACAGCAAGTGCCGCGAGTTCATGGCCAAGGCGAAGGCGGAGTCGCTGAATGGCTGCACGGTGGTCTGTCTTGTGCCCGCCCGCACGGACACTCGGTGGTGGCACGAGTGGGTCTACTACGGCGACGGCATGTGGTGGCCCGGTGTGGAAGTGCGCTTCGTCAAGGGCCGGTTGAAGTTTGGCGGCTCGAGCAACTCGGCCCCGTTCCCCTCCGTGGTGATCATCTTTCGGCCGGTGTCCGCATGATCCCAAAGTCTCTGGCCGCCGAATCCCCCGCGGACGAACTGACGGCCGATCAGGTGATCGACGCCTTGCAGGGGGCGCTCGTGGTGTCCTCGAAGCAGCCGGATTACCACTTCACGGTGCGCTCGATCTCGGCGCGGCGCTTCATGTCCCAGGTGATCGTCTACGTGCGCTTCACGGATGGATCGTCTGGGCAGGTACGGATCGCGGTGGATCGGGTGCGTGAGGTGCGGGACCGATTGACCACGGTGATCGATCGATGAAACCGAGCGATCTGCTGGCCTATCGCCGCTGGCTCGCGAAGGCGACCTCTCGCCGCGCGCGGATTCGAACTTTGCCGCCGCTGCCGCTGCAGATGGCGAAGGTGACGACGACCGACACGAAATCACGACGGAACGGAAGGCGGGACGGTGGCAAAACCGTGGGCACGAATTGAGATCGGGTATCTCAATCACCCGAAGTTCCTGGCCCTTAACGCGAACGCGATTTGTCTCTGGCATGAAGGCAAGAACTACTGCGACTCGCACCATACCGACGGGCTCATCCCGAAGGACGCGCTCAAGTCGTTCCGGTTCCGGGGGGCGAAATCCGTGGAGTCGCTATTGAAGTCATGCGGCCAGAAGGGCGACGGGACGCCATACGCGCCCCTGTGGCATGAGCATCCGGTCGGCTACAAGATGCACGACTACCTCGATTACAACGACTGCCGCGACGCCGTGCTGGCGCGGATGGCGAAGGCCGACGAGCGGCGCCAAGCCGACGCCGATCGGAAGGCCGAGTGGCGGGCGATGAAGAAGCCTAAGAAGGTGTCACGCAAAATGTCACGCCGGACATCCGACGGGACAGAAACGTCGCCGTCACGCTCTACAACAGAAACAACACCAGAAACAGAAACACTCTTGAATGTTCCTAAAGAACAGGAACATTCCCCCGCGCCGCATCCGGTGAAGGAATTACTCGCGTTCTACGAGCAGCAATTCGAGGCGTTGGTGGGCGAGAAACCAGCTTTTACGGAAGGGCGCGACGCCGCGATTGCCAAGCGGACCTTGAACCAATTTGGGCCGGACAAGGCCCGCGCATTGCTTCAAGCGTTCTTCGCCAGCGACGATCCGTTCATCCGCCGGTCCGGTTACGGGCTGAACATCTTCGCCGGCCAGTTGAACAAGTTGATTACCGACCTTCGGTCACGAACTAAACCCGAGGACACGCCGGATGTGCACGGGCACGTCCCGCCCTGTAAAACCTTCAGAGAATGCACCGCTAAGGCGATTGCCGAAGGCAAGGCCGCAGCGGCCAAGGTGAGCGCATGAAAGGCCATTGGGAGCGCGTTCGCACGGTCCTCCGGTGTGCGTACGGCTGCGACATCAAGCACGCCGAGTGGGCCTGGTTCGGGCGGTATCCGTTCGTCGTCTGCGAGTCGTGCGCGGCGAGATACGGCATCCATCGGGAGCCGTTGCCGCCGCCCACGGCGGATCTCGAGCAGTCGGATCTGGTGCCGGCGTCGCCGGACCGACCGAAGTTTACGGGCATCGGGGAGATTGCCGCCGAGTTTGAGGCGTCTCCTGGGCGCGTGGTGCGCGCCGCTCGGGCCAAGCGGTGGAAGCGATGACAGCCCTGCACCTGTCGTTGTGGTCGCAGGGACGCATCCTCGAATACTTCTGGCGCATGGTGCGTGAGGACGCCGACCGGATCGAACTCCTGCGACAGCTCGCCACCGTGGTGGTCCAACGACCGCCCGACTGGTCGCCGGAGGATATCCGCGAGCAGCACGTCCGCGCGCGCCGGCGGCACCACGAGAAGTGCTTTTGCTGTCGGACGGCTGAGCGGAACCTGTATTGGCATCACGTCATCCTTATTGCCAACGGCGGGGATAACGACCATTTCAATCAGGTCGCGATCTGCCAGCGGTGCCACGCCGCCATCCACCCATGGCTCGACGTCGCCGGCGCTGAGCAGGATAAACGCAGATCGTCGTTTACGTCTGTCGCCGAGATGGCCGCCGAGTGCCCGAAGCCGGCCAAGGTGCGCGAATGACCCCCGCGTTTGCCGCGCTCGTCGCGATGGACGGCCAGATCCGGCGGATTCAACAGCAGTTGCGGCAGCCGATCCACGTCTCGCGATCCTCGGATGGCCTGCGGCACGGGACGATCAGTGCCTACCAGGCCGGGAAGTGCCGCTGTGCGGCCTGTCGGGATGCGAACAATCGCCGGAGTAAGGCGCAGCGGGCGAAACGCCGCCTCAGGCTCGGGATCTTGCGGGATCGGCGTCGACGGGAATGGCGGGCGGCATGAGTCCGGCTGCTGTCGCTGTCGCAGAATGTGTCGATATGACGACGTTGAAGCTCGCTGACAATCTCCGTCTTCCAGCCGATGAAGCGGTCACGCAGAAGTACGGGTTCATCGGCCGCAGCGGGTCTGGGAAAAGCTACGCCGCGATGCGCTTGGCGGAATTGTTCCTGAACGCAGGCGCCCAAATCATCGCGCTTGATTGGGTCGGGATCTGGTGGTCGCTCCGACTGGCGGGAAACGGAAAGGATGTTGGCTTTCCGAACGTCTACATCTTCGGTGGCGAGCACGCGGACGTTGACCTCCGGCCGGAGAGCGGCGCTCTGATGGCGGATCTCGTCGTGGACCGGCACATCTCCGTTGTGCTCGACGTGATGCACTTCCGGAAGGCTGACCGGACGCGATTCGCGACCGCATTCGCCGAGCAGTTTTTTCACCGGAAGAAGACCGCACGGTCGGCCTGTCATCTGTTCATCGAAGAAGCGCAAGCCTACTTGCCGCAAATGGTCCGCGGCGAAGAAGCGCGGATGGTCGGGGTGTTCGAGGACATCGGCAAGGTCGGGCGCAACTACGGCATCGGGAACTCCCTGATCAGTCAGCGTCCGCAGGCCATCAACAAAGATGTGTTGAATCAGGTCGAAGTGCTGTTGGCGTTCCAGACGAACGGGCCGCAGGAACGGAAGGCCATCGCCGGATGGACGGCTGAAAACACCACCGCTGGCGCCGCCATGATGCAGGAGTTACCGAAACTCCGCGTTGGCGATGCCTTGGTGTGGTCGCCTCAGTGGCTCCGGATCGCGGAACAGTTACACATTTCCAAGCGGGAGACATACGACGCCAGTTCTACGCCGACAGGTGCGGCCAAGGCCATCAAGCCGAAGACGCTGGCGAAGGCGGATCTCGAGCAGTTGGGCGAGCAAATCGCCGCCACCATCGAGAAGGCCAAGCAGGACGACCCGAAGGAACTGCGGAAGCAGATCGCCGAGTTGCAGAAGCAAGTGAAGGCGGCGGCGACGGCGAAACCGGCCGAAAAATATTCCGAAATTATTCCCAAGGTCGTCGAGAAGCCGGTTCTGAAGGATGGGCAGATCGCCCGCCTGGAGGCGCTCGAGCACCGCGTCGGCGAATTGTCGACCAAGTTGTTCGACCTCACCGGCCAGCTTCAGGAGACGTGGAAGGACATCAAGGCGGCAGTCGCGTTAACGCGTCAGCCCCCGCCGGTGGTACGCCCTCAGAACGCTACGCCCAAGCCGCACGTTGTCGCCAGTCCGAGGCGGAACGCCCTCAGTGCGCCCTCTGACGGCACGATGGGACGGGTTCACCGCGCCTTCCTGACCGTTCTCGCGAACCGGCAGGGGAAGCCGACCCGACGCAACCAGCTCGCCGTCTTCAGCGGGTATTCCGCGAAGAGTCGGCATGTGGACAACACCATTAGCAACCTTCGGACGCTCGGCTTCGTGTCCGGAGGAAGCGATGCGCTCGTGATCACGGACGCTGGACTTTCCGCACTCGGGCCGTGGGACGAACTGCCGACCGGGCAGGCGCTCATCGATTACTGGATTCGTGAAGCCGGCGCGGCACCCGGGGCCATGTTGAAGGTGCTCGTCGACGTCCACCCGAACACGTTGAGTCGAGACGAGGTCGCAGAGCGGTCCGGGTATTCCGCCACCAGCCGACACGTCGACAACTCGCTCAGTTATCTGCGAACACTGGAACTGATCGAGGGCGATCGGTACGCCCTGAAGGCCAGCGATGAACTCTTCAGCTAACGACAAGTCGGCGTCGTCTCGCGTGTCTGTCCCGACCGGCCCGCAGGAGGGACGCGAGCACGTAGAGGAGCCATATGGCGAAGCGTAAGCAGGCTGGGGGAAAGTTCGACCGACTGCTCAAGGCGTTCGGGATTACGGTATCCCGCCCGTTGGATCTCGCGGCTCCGATGCGCGCGGACGTGTCCCGGATCGGCTACGACGAGGAGGGGCTACGGCTCACCATCAGCCTCGGGAGTCCGTATAAGTTCAACGCTGAAGTGCAGTTATCGCGGGCCGATGCGACGTGGCTCCGCGATCGGTTGACGCAGGAACTGAACGACCCACGGAACGGCAACATGCCGAAGGGTCGCGCGTCCACGGCAGGAGACGTAGATGGCTGAGCAGGAACCGCGACCGTCTGTGGTCGCCGCCTCACCGCCGCAGGAGGAACGCGAGCAACAGACTGCTCTTTCCCGATCACAGGAGACGCCAGCACAGGCAGAAGAACCGCGACGTTCAACGCGGCTGACAGCCGAGTCAGATTGGATAGATCGGCTCGCGGCCGACATTCGGGAACTGAACCCGGATTATGAGCACTTCGAGGCTGAAGTCGCGTCGATGATTCGGCGGGCGCTCTCCGCTCCCCTGTCGTCGGCCTCACCGGAGGGGACGGGCCGGTGGTTGCCGATTTCAGAAGCACCTAAGCGCGATTGGACTGAGGAAGGCGTGCGCGCGCTAGTCGCCGATTCTCGCGGTTGGATCGGTGTCGCGGACCGTGTGTGCGTGTATCCGGATGGTTCGATCGGCGGTTTGCTGCCAGCGCATCACGGGCGACTCACCGATTGGGGCATCACGCATTACATGCCTTTACCTCCCGCTCCCCCGGCGGCGATCGTCCGAAGGAGTAACCGACGATGAAGACAGGGACCATCAGGAGCTGTAGATGAGCCGTGTGTGTGCGTTCTTCGGCCACCGCTGGATCTACCAACCGACGTCGCTGTCGGATGCCGTGAAGAGGCTTCCGGAGCGATGGTGCAGCCGGTGTCGGCTCGTGCAGCGGCAGTCTCGCATCGTCATTCCAGAGTCGCGGCAGATAATCGAAGTCGTCACGCCTAGTGTGGCCCGCGACACCTGGCTTGACGAACCCTCGACCGATCCAGGGCCGGCTCGTACCCCCGCCGCGCCTGGTGGCGGCGCCCCGCAGGAGTCACCTGAATGACTGACATGCGACCACTTGGCGTTGGAGACACAGTGAAGGTGCTCCGGGCGGTGCGCCTGCCGGTTGAGGACGTGATTGGTGTTGGCGTGATTGAACGCGTGTCTCGTGCCTCGTCTGGCGAGTCGCTGTATTGGGTGCGAGGGTTCGCGTGTGCGCGGACAGAGCGGGAGTTGCGCCGCTGGACGCTCGATCCGTCCTCTCGTGGCGGCGCGGGTGCGCCATGACGGGCGAGCGGATGAACGTTGGTAGCGTCTTCAGCGGGATCGGGGGCTTTGATGAAGGCTTCCGGCGCGCGGGGTTCGGGATCGCGTGGATGTGCGAGCGGGAGCCGTTCTGTCGGACGGTGCTGGCACGCCATTTCCCCGACGTGCCGTGCTTTGACGACGTAACGACGCTCGTCAACGCGCCCGAGATCGACGTGCTGGTCGGCGGGTTTCCCTGTCAGGACGTATCGGTCGCGGGGCAGCGGCGCGGGCTGGCCGGTGAGCGGAGCGGCCTGTTTTACGAATTCATGCGGCTGGTGGATCGGTTCCGTCCGAATGTGGTGGTGCTCGAGAATGTTCCAGGGCTCTTTTCTTCCCACGGGGGACGCGACTTTTACGCCGTCCTTCAGGCGCTGGCCGAACGCGGGCTTCGACGCAGCTACCGGGTTCTGGACAGCCAATATTTCGGAGTCCCCCAACGCCGCCGCCGTGTGTTCCTTGTCAGCAGTGCTGGAGGATTCCTCCACCGTCCCGAAGCGATTCTTTTTGAGTCCGCGAGCCGCGTCAGGGATTCTGCGAAGGGCGAGCAAGCGCGGGCGCGCGTTGCCGCCTGCCTTAGAGGACGCTCTCACGGCGCTGGCGTCAACGAACCGGGCCGGGGCGGAGAGGACGACAGCAACCTCGTGACGTTCGACTGGCAGGCGCTCGGGTCGGACCGTTCGTGGATTCACGACCGGCCCGGTGCGACACGCGGCCTCATGGCAAATAAGACGCTGGCGGTCGCGTATACGTTGCGTGAGAACGAACGGAACGCCAGTCAAGGCCCAGCGAACTACATCGCTGCCAGCCTATTGAGTGGTCGGCACGGCTACGCGCCTGAGCCGGGAGACGGCATTGTGGTTAACGCGCTGTGTCCGGTGGGCGGTGGGCCGGATGACAACGACGCTCAGGCTGGGCACTTGGTTGCATCGCCCATCACGGCCAGCGCCGGACACCACGGCCACAGCAGCCCACGAGGCGACGGGCGCGACAATATTATCGCAGCGACGCTGGCTCAGCACATGCGTGGCCAAACAGACAGTGTAACGGACAACCTGCAAACAGTCCGCGCTGGTGTGCGGCGGCTCACGCCGTTGGAATGCGAGCGTCTCCAAGGCTTCCCCGATGGCTGGACCTGTCTCTGTGGCGAAGGGCATCGCGGGTCGCAGTATTGCTCCTGTCCGGATACCCCACGCTACAAGGCGCTCGGGAACGCGGTCACGGTGCCGGTGGCCGAATGGATCGCGCGGCGGCTCATGGCCGCGTGTCAGGAGCGTGTCGCATGACCGATCACACCCTCTCCCCGGCGGACGGATCGGCGGGGATCGTCACAGAAGTAGAGCGGCTGCTGGACGACGTGCGCCGGTATCTGATCACGGTGTACTGCGATAACCGGCTGCTGACCGACGACGACACGGCCCAAGCCTTACCACTCGCAGAACGCATCGAAGCTGCCAAGCGATCCCTGCTCGCGGAGATCGCCCGCCGAGATGAACGGGTGCGCGATCTAGAGGTCGAGCGTCTCAATTATGCGGCGAAGCTCGAAGACGAAGAGCGGCGTCGATGGTATCGCGCACTGGAAGCAGCTGGCCTTCGGAATCTTGAAGGGTTGTCGCCGGAGTCCGTTATCCATCGACTCACCGCCCAGCGGGAGGCCCTGTCCCGGCTGGCAACGCAATGGCGCAAGTTGGCAGCCGATTATCGGCAGGATGCCGAGAACGACGATACGCACGGCCGTGATGCGGCGCGTGCTGACGTGTTGCAGGTCTGCGCCGATCAACTGACCGAGGCGCTGGCGTCGATCCAGGAGCCGGGATGATCGACGACGACGCCGCCCGACTCGTGGACGCCGCCGAAGCCGAAGCCAAGGCCGCCGTCGATCTCTTGACCGTCAAGGAATACGCCGAGCGCCATCGGCTGCACGTCCAGACGGTCTACACCGCGATTCGCTACGGACGGATGCGGTATCCGATTGTGCGCGGCACTGCGGGCAAGCGCGCGGCCATCCGCATCGCTGTTCCGCGGGTGTTCCACGTGCAAGCATAAAGCTCATAAACACGCTGAATAGACTCGTGCGCTGCTGAGGCGCATCCTACCCAAGTGATTGGTGCGCTCGGGCCAATCAAACCCATTCAATCGAATCACACGAATCAAAGATGCCCCGCGGAGGCGCCCGCCCCGGCGCAGGTCGCAAGAAGAAGCCGCCCGTTGACGCGGCCGCGCTGAATTCGCCCGCCTCTGAGAACAGCCGGCCTGCGCACCTCTTCAAGCCGGGGCAGTCGGGCAACCCGGGCGGCCGACCCAAAGGCGAGCGCGCCTATCTGCAGAAACGCTACGGGGAAGACGCGGCAAGTTTGCACGAGCGGCTCGATCGGCTGCTCGATCACGCGAAGACGCCGCCGCATGTGAAGGCGGACATTTTGAAGTTCAAGTTAGAGCGGCATTCGGGGAAAGCGGCGCAGCCGGTCAATGTGGATGGGCCGATGGTGCCGCTGTTTGCGTTGCCGGCGGGCGTGATGCCGTCGGTCAGTCAGGAGCGCGGCGAATGATTTTCAGCTTTCGATATCGGGACGGGGTCCGCGGGGTGACGACGAAACACGTCGAGGCGGCCGATCTCAAGACGGCGGACCACCTGGCGCAGGCGTGGGTGAACCGCCGGCCGGGGGCGGTGTTCATTCCGAACAGCGTCGAGCCGTTCTGCATCGACGTGGCGGATCTGGCCGTGGTTGTGGAGCCCGAGCAAGCATCGGTCGCCGGGCCGGTGCCGAGCGGGCCGGAGCAGCGCGAGCGACTGAAGGCGCAGGGCGCGGCGCGGAAGGCTGGGACCGGCGTGGGGGCGGATGTGCCGCAGACGGAGCGCGTCGGGGCATGACCAGCCTACGCGCGTGGCTGAAATTCCGCTGGTGGCTGATCAGGGTCGCATGGGTCAATCGCGACTGGCGAGCGGCGCTGTGATCCGTCGCGGTGTGATTGCGTGGGAAGTCGCGGAATGTGAACTGTTGCCGCGCGGCTACGGCGTGGCGTGGTGGTACGTCCATAAAAAGTCCGCGATCTGCTTGCCGTGTGGTCTGCATCTCATTATTGGTGCGGCCCGAAACGCCTACGTTTGGTTCGTGACGCGCCGCACGCCCGATGCGATTGAGCGCGCGTATCGTCTGGGCCTGCAGGATGGGCGTCGGTCTGCTGAGCTGTCGTTCGCGCGGCGGCTTCAGAGCGCGGAGCAAGACGCGTTTGAGCGAGGGATGCTGGCCGAGCAGTTGTCGGTGGGTATTCGAGAAGAGATTACAGCGTTGCGCGTCGAAATAGGTCACGCGTGAATGCCCTCGCTCTGGCGCTGCTCCTGCTGATGCTGGTTGCTCCTGCCGACACGCAGACCATCGGCTGGGCCTCGCCCCAGCAAGAAGCCGCCTTCCGCTACGGCCCGTTCCCGCAGTGCGGCTCCGGGGGCTTTGGCTCCGGCAAAACCTGGGTCTACTGCACCAAGGGCCTGTGGCTCTCCGACACGTTCCCGAAGAACCGCGGCGTCATCGCCCGGCGGGTCGCGAAGGAACTACGCGCGACCACGATGGCGACCTTCTACAAGCTGTGCCCGCCGCAGGCCTACCGCTTCGGTCGCCGCAATGATCAGGATGGTCGGCTCGTCCTGAATAACGGTTCGGAAATCCTCTTCCTGCACTTTGAGAACCCGGAAACGCAGGCCATGCTCCGGGGGCTGGAAATCAACTGGTTCTTCATCGATCAGGCCGAAGAAGAGCCCGAGACGATGGAAGAGGTCTTCGACATTCTCACGGGCCGCTTGATGCGCTGGGACGTGGCCGACGTGCCGCAGTGGATGCTCGACCACGAACGCGCGCACGGCCGCGAGTGGGCCTTCACGCACCCGGAGACGGGCAAGCCCATGCCGCCGCCCTACGCGATGCTGGCGGTCAATCCGGACATCGAGCTCCATTGGGTCTACCGCCGCTTCCATCCGGACAGCGAGGAGCATTGGGAGAAGAAAATCCCCGAGCTCGAGACGACGACGGGGCAGCCGACCGGACGCGTGCTCAGCTACCACGATTTGGGCTACCGCCTGTTCGACATTCCCACACTCGACAACCGGTTTCTCAGCACGCAGAACAAGCAGGAACTGCTGACCAAAGACGATGCCTTCAAACGGCGCTACGTGTTCGGCAAGTGGGGCATTCCGGAAGGCGCGATCCATGTCATTCCGGCCGAGTCGCTGCTCGAGGGGTCACCTGAACTGCTGGCGTGGCTGCGCACGGCCTGCACGCTGCACCGGTTCCTCGATCACGGCGACAGCTCGCCGACGTGCTGCCTGTGGTTGGCGGTCGACAAGAACGGGAACTGCTTCTGGTACCGGGAGTACTACCTGCCGAACGGATTGGTGTCCACGCACCGGGAGAACATCACGTACCTGTCGCAGGGCGAGGTCTACACGCTGAGCCAGGCCGACCCGAGCATCTTTCATCGCCGGCCGAAGCCGGGCGCCATCAAGAGCGATAACAACAAAGAACACGGCGGGTTATGGGCGGTGAGCGACGAATACAGCGATCGCGCGCTCTTGTCGAAGGAGACCGCGATCGACTGGACGCCGGCGGATAACAACGAGCTCGGCACGCGGAACCGGATCAACGAATACCTGCGCGTCGACCCCGAGCGCATCCATCCGTTGACGGGCCAGCGGGGCTCGCCGCGGGTGTTCTTCGTCAAGGCGAACGAGCGCTATCCGCAGGGCTGCGTGCATGTGATTCGGGAGACGCGGGCGCAGCGGCGCGTCAAGATTGGGACTGATCTCGGCCGACCCATTTTCAGCGACGAGCGCGATCCGCACGTGGTCGATCACGCCTACGACCCGTTCCGGTATGGGATGGCGAGCCGGCCGCCGGTGGCACTCGATCCACGGCAGCAGGCGCATGAAGGCACGTTCTTTGGCGAGCAGCAGCGGCTAGCGAAGTATCTGCGCGCCCAGATGCGGAGGCGCGGATGACCATTGTCGTCACCGGCGCCGCCGGGTTCATCGGCTCACACCTCGTGCCCGCGCTCGAGCAGGCCGGTCACGCGGTGACGCCCATCGACCTCGCCACCAGCCCCACGCATGACATCCGCGACCTCGCCGGCCTGACGGCCGCGCTACCGAAGACCGCCGATGCCGTGATCCATCTCGCCGCGAAACCCGGCGTCCGGACGTCACTCGACGATCCGGCGGGCGTGACGCACACCAACGTGACGGGATCGGCGAACGTGCTCGAGTGGGCGCGGCAGGTCGGCTGCCCGCGCGTCATCCTGGCGAGTTCCAGCACCGTCTACGGTAACGGGCCGAATGTCGAAGACGCGCGGGTCGCCCCGCTCAGCCCTTACGGGGCCTCCAAAGTGGCGATGGAAGCGATCGGCGAGCAGTACGCCGCGCACTTCGGCCTGACGGTCATCGCCTTGCGGCTGTTTTCGGTCTATGGACCCCGCCAACGGCCGGATTTGGCGATGGCGAAGGCGGCGGCGTGTTTCTTGGCGGGCGAGCCCTTCCCGGTCTACGGCGACGGCTCGGCCGAGCGCGACTACACGCACGTCGACGACGTGGTGCGGGCCTTCCAGTTGGCACTCACGGCCACGCTCACGGGCTGGCAGGTCTTCAACATCGGCGCGGGTCGGCCCGTCGTGCTGCTGGACATGCTGCGCATGGTCGCGGAGGCCGCCGGCGTGCCGATGGTCTGCCGATTTGAGCCGGCGCAGGCGTGTGACAGCGACGCGACGCACGCCACGCCGGAGCGGGCATCTCGCGGACTCGGGTTCGTGGCCGAAGAGGACTTGACGGTCGGTGTCGCCGACTACGTGACCTGGGCCCGCGCCCAGCAGCAGGAGATCGATGCCGAAGCCGTCTGAAAAAGATCGCGTCGCCAAGCAGTTTCAGCGCATCCGCGCCGCAGACAAAGTCTTTGACCGCTGGGAGAAAGAGTACGAGTGCGCGCGGCTCATCGAGTACTACTGCGGCAAGCAGACCCCGCGGGGGTTCGTGCCGCCCGATCACAACCCGGAGTATCGGCCCTACACCGTCAACCTGATCTTCCCGACGATCGAGACGTCGCTGCCGGCGCTGCTCTTCCATCGGCCGCAGGTCAAGATCGAGCCGAAGCCGCCCTACGGTGACGATCCGCAGACGACGATTGCCGAGCGGGCGAAGCTGTGCGAAGACACGGTACAGACCTTCATTGACGATCCGGCCGTCGCCTTTGCGGACCATACCAATCTCGCCCTGCTCGACGCCAATTTCCGCTTCGGCCTGGTGGAAGTGGGCTACACGGCCGACTGGCTCGACAACCCGCACGCGGGCAAGCCGCTCCTGAAGGAGGGCAGCGACGAGCCCCTAAAGGACAAGGGCGGCGCCGACGTGCTGCAGCCCGACAAGATCCCCCAGGCCGAACAGCTGTTCGTCAAGCGCATCGATCCGGAAACCGTCCGCGTGTCCATTTCGCGCAAGAACATCCTCGCGGAGAACGACTGGATCGGCTACTTCGAGTGGGCCTACGTCGAGGACGTGAAGCGCAACCCGAAGTACCGCAACACGCGCGATCTGAAACCCTCCGGCCAGGTCAAGGACGTGCCGACGCCCTCGAGCGACGAGGAACGCGAGCAGCGGAGCGGCATGGTCAAGCTCTGGAAAATCTGGGATCTGCGCGCGCGCGTCAAGCACGTCCTCGCCGAAGGGCACAGTAAATACCTCGTCGAAGATGAGCCCTGGACGTACCTGCCGCTGGCCGCCCTGAAGTTCCACGAGATCCCCTCGTCGTGGTATCCGCTGCCGCCGGTGGCGAACTGGATCGGGCCGCAGGACGTCGTCAACGAAGTGCGCGAATCGCGCCGGGCGCATCGGCGGCGGTTCTATCGGCGCTACACGGTGCGAAACGGCGCGATCGAGGATACCGAGCTCGAGAAGCTTGAAACGGGCGGCGACGGGGTCATTGCCAAGCACAACGGCGTGCCCAACGAACAGCCCGTGCTGCCGGTGATCGATGCGCCGCTGGGCGGCGACTTCGACAAAGACCTGATCGAGGCCAAGGACGACTTCATGCAGGTCTCTGGGGTCGGCGCCGAACAGCGCGGCGCGGCCGATGCCGACACGGCCACCCAGGCCAACATCATCGACGTGCGGACGCGCATTCGGGAATCCGCGTCACGGGTGGAGGTGGCGACCTGGCTCGGCGAAATCTGCCGACTGATGCTGCTGACCATCCGCGAAAAGATGCAGCTGGAGTTCTGGGTCAAGCGCAATCTCGACGTGATCGCGCAAGACCCAAACGAACTGGGCCGGATTCTCGCAACGTGGCAGCAGGTCACGGCCGCCGATCTGGGCGACGGCAATCTGGACGTGAAAGTCGATCTGACCAGCCTGTCGCCGGTCAGCGAAGAGCAGCGCGCGGCGCAGTGGAACCAGATGCTCGCGCTCATTACCAATCCGTCGCTGGCGCTGATTCTCGGGTTGTCTGAGCCGTTACTGCGGAAGACGCTGAAGTTCTACGGGATCACGTCGCAGGGCGACATTACCGAGATCCGGAACGTGCTGCAGCAGATGCTGGCGATGCAGATGGCGAGTCAGGCGGCCGCTGCGGGGGCGAGCGCGTCACCGCCCGCGACGCCACCGGGGCAACCAGCGGGCCTGCCGGCGGCGGGAGCAACGGTGCAGTGAGTGGGAGGCAGTGGAACAGGCAGCCGCAATCCGAGAAGGACGCAGAGATTATTCTCGCTGTGAAGCAAGGTGTCCCGATTCGCGATGTGGCTCGGGAGCATCGAATGACTCAGCGCGACGTTGAGTTATTGGTCCACCGCGACGACATCCGCAGTTGGCGGGCCGTTGCTGAGCGACTGGCCTTCCTTCGCCCCAATCGTCACGAAGACATCGCTCGATGGCGCGGCAACCCATACGCTGCACATTTAGTCGAGCGCGCGGACGATATAGCGACAGAGCGAATAATGACTGAGCGCGCGATCCGACGCCATGAACGTGCGCGGCGAAAGGCCGCCGCGCAGTGAGCGACACAATGTCTGTCACGAACACCTGCGATCGCTGCTACAAGCCGCTCGGCGACGGCGAACACGGCCTCGGCCTGTGCCCGTTTGAGCCGCGGCGCGATGTCATTCGGCGGGGCGGCTTCGAGCCCTACTTTGACATCGGGCTCGGCGAATACGTGACCGGGTTCGGTGACATCAAAAAACACATGCGCGAGAAGAAGCTCGATTACCGGCCGACCGTGCCGAAAGGGTGGCACTCGGAACGGCGCGACAAGATCGAAGCGCGCAAGAAGGCGGCGCGCGAGCAGGCGTGGTTCGATGATCCGCCTATCGTGCAGCCGCCAGGAACGGTGACGTGCGACGGTGCGCCGGTGGTGCTGTTTGACCACAGGTATCGGCCGTTGCGCCGAAGGATCGGCTTTTGACGGCGGCAATTGCCTGGCTGTCGGTGTATCTCGCCGCTCGCTGGGTGACAGGACGGTATGTCGGCCTCGCTCGCTGAAGTCCGCGAACAGACCGAGGCTTTGCTGGCGATGCTGAAGGTGCGCATCAAGTCGGGCAAATTGATCCTCCACATCGACGAATACCGCGTGCAGCGGGTCGAGACCTCGATCGTGCACCGGCCGCTGCGCGGCGATGTTGACATGCAAGGTGGAGTCGGCGTAGAGTAACGACGCGGCACGGCTCGTGCCCGCACACAAGTTCATACGGCCCGGTCCCTGGGACTGATCTCACGCCGGGCGTGTCCTCGCAGCAGCGATGTTGCGAGTGAGGCGCCCGGCGTTTTGTCGTTCGGGCGCCAGAAAGCGCGCGGCACCCGAAGATGACGACAGCCACGGCCGAACCCCTCACGCTTCAGCAGGCCTTCACCCAGGCGAAGGAGGAGCACTCCGCAGCTGCGGAGCGAGCCCCGTCTGGCGAAGCGAGCACTGAGCGCGCGGCGGCGACGGCCCAGCCGGACGAGGCGCAGGCGCAGCCCCCGGCCACGGATAGCGCCGCACCTGAGATCACCGACCTGATCTCCGACGAGGAGTACTCCGCCCTTCAAACCAAGCACGCGGGCAACACGGACGCCGTGCTCAAAGAGTTGAAAGGCGTCTTCACCAAGAAGACGCAGCAACTCGCCGAGCAACGGAAAACCGTGGAAGCGCTCGCCGAGTACGCGCCGTTCATTACCGCGCTGCAGAGCGATTCCAAGGCCGCCATCAAGGCGGCGGCGGAACAGCTCGGGCTCGTGGTCACCGACAAGTCGATCGAGACCACGGCCACGGAGACGGCCACGAAGACCGCCGAAGGCATGGCGGATGACGTGATCGCCGGCTTCAAGCAGGCGCTCGGGCCGGATCTGGATTTTCTGGCCGACAAGTTGGCTCCCGCCATCCACCAGCTCGTGCAGAACGTCGCGAAAGCGGCGGTCGGCGAGGCGGTGACGCCGCTGCAGACGCAGCAGCAGACGCTGCTCGACAAGGCGGCGCAGGAGCAAACGGACGCGACACTCAAAGCCTTCACCGACAAGCGCCCCGATTGGAAGCAGCACGAGCCCGCGATGCTGAAGATCGCCGAGCAGCTGAAACCGAACGGGATGAGCGAGATCGACTACCTCGACACGCTCTACACGCTCGCGACGAAGGACATCGCCGCTGCCGAAGCCGCCAAGAAAGCGGTGGAGCGCATGACCAAAGCGGCGAAGACGGACGAAGGGAAGAGCCATCCACTGCCGGGCAGTCAGGTCTCAGTCGCGCGCCCCACGAGTCCAAGCATTCGCGACGCCTTCGAGGCTGCGAAGCGTGGGGAGCGCTGGGAGTAGGTAAATGCCTCCGTCCTCACTGACGCTCAATTACGATGCGCTGCTCTCGACGACGCTGTTCAACTACCGGCGGAAGTTCGAGGATGCCATCTCGACGGCGAACGCCTTCTATTTCCTGCTGAAGCGGGAAGGGGCGATCAAGACCAAAGACAACATCGGCGAACGCGCCCAGATCGCGCTGATGTACGAGCTCGGCCAGGCCGACTCCTACAGCGGCTACGACCAGCTGGACACCACGCCGATGGACGGCATCACGTCGGCGTTCTTCGACTGGCGGCAGGCCGCCGTGCCGATCGCCATCTCGGGGAAGGAAGAGAAGCAGAACCGCAGCGAGGCCCAGCTGATCGACCTGCTCGAGGGCAAGACCAAGCAGGCCGAGATGGGCATCGTCGAGTTCTTCAACAAGCGGCTGCTGCAGGGGGCCGGCGGGACGTCGATCACGTCCGCCTACACGTCCTCGATCAACGGCAGCTCGTTCATCGATCCGCTGCCGAAGCTCGTCGCGTATGACCCGACCGCGTCGGTCGTGGTCGGCAACATCAACCAGAGCACCTACACCTGGTGGCGGAACAAAACGAAGAATTCGACATCCACTACCTATGCGGGGCTGCGCAAGGATCTGCGCAATCTCTACAACACGTGCTCGCTCGGCCCCGGCGGCTCGCCCAATCTGCACATCGCGGATCAGGCGGTCTTCGAGGTCTACGTCGCCGCGCTCGAGGCGATGCACCAGAACCCGTCATACCAGAAGGCGGATCTGCCGTTCGACACGGTCGCGTTCAACGGGCAGCCGGTGGTGCACGACGAGTTCGTGCCCGACGTCCAGGGCGGCTCGGCGACGCAGTCCACGACCTCGGGCACGTGGTGGATGCTCAACACCAAGTTCTTCGAGGTGCAGGTACAGGCGGACAGCAACTTCGCGCCGACGCCGTTCCAGAAGCCGGTCGGCCAGGACGCGAAGGTCGCGCACATCCTGTGGATGGGTGCGGCGCTCTGCAGCAATCGGCGCAAGCAGGGCGTGGCCGGCGGGATCGACACGACCATCGCCTCGTAAGGCTCGGACAGATGAAGCGCGCGGCTCTTACTCATTCGGAACGCTGGGGCGGGGAGTCATCTCCCCGCACGGCAAGGAGCACACGATCATGATGTTCGGGCGCGTCAATCGCACGGGACCGGAAAAGGTCTTCATTGCCGTCATGAACTCGTACTCGACGGCCTCGCTCACCAACGGGCAGGCGGTGATCTGGGACTTCGCGACCGATGCCGATGGCGTCAGCGTCACCCGTCCCACCGCACGGGCCACCAACGCCGGCATGGCGGCGGCCGGCATCGTGGCCGAGACCATCGTCGCGGGCGATTACGGTCTCCTGCAGGTCTACGGCTACCACTCGGCGGTGCGGATGCGCACGGTCACCGGCGGCACCCCGGCGATCGTCGCGGGTCGGCCGCTCGTCATCAACGTCGCCGGCTCCGTGTTCTGCCTGGAGTCGGTGTCGACGGCGTCGACCGCGATCCTGACGTTCCCGATCGGCTTCGCGCTCGGGGCGACGTCCGGCTTCACCACGGCGACCAAGGCGGCGTTTATCCGCGCGATGTAGATCGCACGGACGGGGCGGGGGCTGGTCTCCCGCCCCGGTGTTTCACGAAGGAGCGCGGCACAGATGGCAGATCGGTTGATCGGCGACGTCATCGAGTACTCGAAACAGGTGCATGGGGTGACGCACCCCAACGGCAAAGAGCAGCGCTACTACGTCGCGCTGGGCCGGGCCTGTGACTGGATTCTCCGGTGCAAGGACTGTCAGCAGCTCGTCACGAGCGCGGACATTGCCAAGCGCGGGAGCTGCGCCTGCGGCAATCGGCGCTTCGCGGAAATCACGATGCTGAGCGAGCAGGAACACGCGTCCATCGTGTCCGGTGCCATCGACTTTCCGCATCGCGAGGACTTTCTGCGGGAGTTTGCCCCCTGTGAGTGACCGGCGCCCGCTCATCGTGATCGGCGTGCCCTGCTACGGCACGGTGGCCCCCGACGTGCTCGAAGACTGGATGGTCTTTGCCTACCACTGCGGGCGGCGGATGCCGGACTACGACTTTCAGCTGGCGATCAAAACGAAGTCGGAGCAGTTCCGGGCGCGGAACGCCATCGTCGAAGCCGCCCGCCAGGCCAACGCCGACTGGCTGCTGATGCTCGATGACGACATGGTCATCAATCCGCTGCGGGAAACGCTCGCGGCGAGCACCGATTACAGCTTTCTGTCGCGGCTGCTGGCGCACGACAAGGACGTCTGCGGCGCGCTCTACTACCAGCGCACCGGTGAGTGCGCGCCGGTGCTGATGGCGAAGGCGGGGGAGCACGGCTACCGGTTCCTGCGCGACGACGAACTGACCGGGAGGCTGCAGCGCGTCGACGTCGCCGGCGGCGGCTGTCTGCTCATCAAAATGCGCGTGTTCGACCGGCTGAAGCCGCCCTACTTCGCCCCGGAACACAAGTACGGGACCGACGTGCAGCTGTGTCGCGCGGCGGCCGAGGCGGGCTTCGAGGTGTGGGCCGATACCTCGATCGAGCTCGGGCACGTGCGAGAAGAGCGCGTGATCGTGACCTCGCGCAACCGGCATCAGTTCCAGACCTCCGACACGCTGCCTGGCGAAGTCAAGCGGCAGTTTATCGCCAGCGACGTCTACCGGCGATTGGAAGCTGACGCGGCCACGTGGACCGGCTACCGGGATCTGGACGAGATGCGCGTGTATGCGCAGGCCTTTCTCGGGCATTACGCCGACTGGAAAGCCGCCGGCCGCTCGGATCTCGACTGGTACCGCTCGTTTCCGAAAGAGCGCGTCTGTCGGCAGCTCTGGTTCAACGTCGAGAGCGCGCACAAGCGCCAGATGACCGAGTTCATCCTGGGCAGCATCAACCATCGGGAGTCGTTCGACATTCTCGACTTCGGCTGCGGGATTGGCATTCCGGCGTTCACGCTCGCGGAAAAGGGGCACCGCGTCACCGCCTGCGATCTGCGGGACACCGGGACGTTCCAGTTCCTGCAGTGGCGCGCCCGCCAGTACAACGTGCCGATCACCTTCCACGGCATTGACGGGGTCACCGATGGCGGCGTGCCGCACTTCGGCGATCGCCTGTTCGACATCATCATCGCGATGGACTGCCTGGAACATCTGCCGGATTGGCGGGATCGGCTCGCTCTGCTCGTCCGGCATCTGCGGCCGGGCGGCGTGCTGTTCGCCAATAACGCCGTCCTCGACGACACGACGCATCCGGAGCACTACGACCTGAAGCCGAAAGACTTTCTCCGGGCGTGCGCGGATCTCGATCTCATCGCGCAGAACGCCATCACCTACGTCAAGCGCGCGGCACCATCGGTCGCGGAGTCGCGACCGCAGGAGTTCGCCAATGCCTAAAGGCCCTGTCACCGCTCGGGAACTGTTCTACACCACGAATCGGCGCGACGGCACCAAGCGGCTGCTCGATTTCGCACTGGTGAATACGTCGATCGGCGCCCTGGTCGAGTCGCGCCCGCTGGCGCTCTTCGGCGTCAACAAGATCACCGATGCCGATCCGTACGATCTGCTCGCGTTCGACAAGATTAGCGAGATGAGTGAAGACGAGTTCTACCGGCTGCATGGCTCCGGTGGGTTGCAGGTCACGCTCAACCATCACGCGTAACGAGGTTCCCCTGTCCCGGTTGCCGCGCCCGTGGATGAGGGGGCTGCGAGGGAGCGGGGCCGGCATGGGCCGGTTCTGCTCGTCTCGTTCAACGGAGACACTATGACTCGTCTACTTCCCTGTCTGATCGCGATCCTCGCGTGGGTTGTCTGGTCCGCGCCGCCGGTGGCGGTCCAAGAATCCTCGAGCGCCCAATATACCGCCGGCGTGACCACCGCCGGCGCGGTGCGTGGCACAGCGGCGATGTGGCTCGACGGCACAACGATGCGGGCCACCAGTGCCGAGACGCCGTTCCCCGTCACCGTGGAGTGGACGACGGCCAACGGCGACAGCTTGGTGAACGAGACCGCCGATGCCCACAAGGTGATTCTCACCACGGCGTCGGGGTCCGCCGTCGTGCCGGCGCCGTATCAGGCCAGTTCGGCACCCACGGATCTGGTGGGCGATTCCGCTACCAGCATCGAAGTCGACGCTGCGAATACCAACCGCGTCGGATGGGCCGCGGTGAACAACTCCACGGCCCGCGTCCATTGCGCGTTTGGTGAGGCGGCGACGACCACCAATCGCGTGTTCTGGCTCGATCAGCACGACATCTACATCATGCCGTCTCCCGTCTTCACCGGGGCAATCAACTGTATCTGGGCGTCGGATGCGGGTGGCGACATTGCGGTGACGGAGTTCACGCAGTGATCGCCCTCGTGCGGCTTGTTGTTATCCTGCTGCTGATGGCGGCGCCCGTCGCGGCGCAATCCTGGTACGGGATTCAGCGCCGGCCGCTCTATCGGATTCTGACCGTCAACACCACGGCGGCATCGACCGCGGCCGATACCAACGAGACGAATCTCTGGACGTACACGCTGCCGGGCGGCACCTTGGGGCGCGACGGACAGCTGTTGCGCATCGCGCTGCGGTGGAGCACGGCCGCGAACGCCAATACCAAGCGCGGTCGCCTCTACTTCGGCGCCACGGCGGTGCTCGACTCCGGGGCCGTCGCGTTCAACGGGCAGAACCTGATTACGACGGCGTACGTCATTCGGACCGGCGCGACGACGCAGACCGCCTTTTCACAGGTGCTCTCGACCGCGAATCAGCTGGGGTCCGGGAGCGCGCCGACTGAAACGCTCGCCAACGACATCACGGTCCGCTTTTCCTGTCAGAACGGCACCGCCGCGGCGGCGGATTGCACCTTCAATGGCGTCGTGGTTGAAGCGGTTAACTAGCGTCGCGCTGCTGGCCGGGCTGCTGGGGGCGATCCCCGCGTCGGCGCAGTACGCCGACAACGCCGCCTATGTCGCGGCATTTCAGCCCGACATTGAGGCGGTCGCGACGGCCAACGCCAACACTGCCGAGCACGCCGTGCTGTTCACGTGCCAGTGCGTGCTGTGCCACGGCGACTACATCACCCACGCCTCGGTCACAGATGCGGTGCTGGAGGACTACATCGACGCCTGCAAAGAGGCGGGCTTTCGCCGGGTCGAGATGAACCCGATCCTCGTGCCGTGGCAGGACACGACCGCGCACGCCGCGACGGTGACGAAGTACACCAACGCGGTCGCGTACACGCGCACGCAGGGCTTACAGGTCTCGTTTTCGCTCACCGTCACCAGCGAGGGCGGCTACGCCGACGACCTGACGGAGACGCAGACGTCGACGACGACCGCGATCACGGAACTCGCGTCCCGCTACACGCCGCACGCGTTCTCGGTCGGGCACGAACCGACGACGATGGTGGCGCGGCTCGGGTTCAGCATCGGCGCGGCGGCCTTCACGACCTACATCACGACGAACTGCGCGACGCTGGCGACGCACGCCCCAAGCGCCCGGTGCGCGGCGGCGCTTCTGCCGACAGAAGTCGCGACCTACCTCGGCGGCCTGACCGGGATCGCCGGGCTGCACAAGATCGGGCTGGATCTCTACGGCACCACCGATCCGGCCTCCACGATTACGACGATCCGCAACGCCGGCAAGCAGCCCTACATCGCGGAGACGTGGCGGACCGCGGCTGAAGTCGTAGGCGGCACGCTGACCACCGGCGCCGGCGTCGGCATCGGCGAAGACGAACTGATGCCGCTGGATCTCGCGTGGGTGCGGGCGATGACGTTGCTCGCGAGCGATCACGCCCTCGAAAGCCTGACGTTTTTCTGGACGTTCCCGTTTTTCACCTACGCGGTGAGCGGGAACAACAACGCCACGAGCACCACCTATGCGCTCGACGTCGTCGCGGCGGTGACGGCGGGGGCGCGGACGCCGGTCTACCGTGCGGTGAAAGCGCTCATCGGGCAGTGGGGCTGGACGCGCGGGCGGATGTGATGACCAAGGCCGAGCTCCGCGCCGACGTGTATCGCCGCCTGGAAGAAGTAACGGGCAGCCCGGTGTACGTGTCGCAGGCCGACGTCGACGACGCCCTCCACGACGGGTATCTGGAGATCTCGGATGCCACGGAATGGCGCGAGGTCTACCGGACGGTCGATCTCTGTGCCAGCCGGCCCTACTACGACCTGCGGACGCTGTTCGGTGCCGACCTCGTCGTGCTGCGGCCGCTCGGCGCGTTCCACGAGGACACCAATCGATGGCTCACCCCGATTAGCCCGCGGGATCTGGATGGTGGCTACGCGCGCTGGGAACAAGTGATCGGACCACCGGATCGGCTGTTCACGCGCGGGCTGTTCTGGATCGCCTACTACCCAGCGATCGGCAGTGACTCCGGCACGGTCAAGCAGTATCTGGCGGTCCTGCCGGACGCGCTCGACGACGAGGACGCGCCGGGGTTCGACGAGGACTATCACCCCGCACTCGTGGAATACGCGCTCGCCGAGATCCTGCCGCAAATCGGCGAAGTCACCGCCGCCGTCGCGGCGTGGGACGCCTACACGGCGTATGAACGCGCCCTCGCGGCGCATATGCAGAACCGCGGATCGGTGGCTCGCCAGCATGGCTATCAGTAAACGCGATCTGCGCGTGATGGTCCGCCGGCGGCTCAACGACGCGGATGCGACGTTCTGGAGTGACAGCGAGATCGATCAGTACCTGCTGGCCGGGTATCGCCTCTGGGCGCGTCGGACGCGCGCGATCTGGGATCTGCACTACGCCGAGAACCTGCCGCGGGGCATGTCCTACACCGCCCCCTTTGAAGCCGACCTCGTGGACTTCGACTACGGGCAGGCGAACTTCACGGCCGCCTTTGAGCGCCGGCTGTTTCTCGAGGACGAAGGCGACGCCGTCGGGCCGGCAAATCACACGGTGCCCTTTGAAGCGATCAACGGGCATCTGTCGGACGCGGGCGCGAGCACCGCGATTCCCGCGACCGCCGATCTGCCGCCGACCGTGACCGAGATCGATCGGCCGCTCTGGGATCAGCGCGCGATCCCGGTGATCACCCCGCGTGAGGCGCAGGCCAGGGATAGCCGCTACGAGCTCACTGAGGGTGAGGTCTACGCGCTCGTGACCGAGGGGCAGGGCGTGCGCACGATCCGCAAGGTCCGTGTGCCCGCGATGATGGCTGACGCCTACACCGTCGAGGGCAGCTGGGGGATTCTGCGGCGCCCGACCGATGTCACCACGGGCACGGTCACCGGTACGTGGGGCTGTCCGCGCCGCCTGCCAGGGCATCACCCGATGGGGTCGGAGGCGTTCGGGCTGCCGCGGCGCGTCTATCGGGACGGGAAGAACGTGCGCATCGAACACTGGGGCGAAGGCCGCGCGCTTGACACCGACGCGACCCCGCTCGAGGTGCCGGACCGCGCCGCCGTCGGGTTGCGCGACTACGTGCTGAGTCGGTGCTACCAGAAAGCCGGCCCTGCACAAGACCTGAAGCTGTCGGCGCATTACGAGGCGCGCTGGCAGCGAAGCGTCACGCGCTGGGCCGCACGCGTGACGGCCCAGCAGCGCAACCGCGTCAGTCGCATGGGCGGCGCGACGGCCGTGCAGCGCAGCGGCCCGCCCCGGCCGCAACTGCCGTGGACGTTCGGCGTCGTGGTGAGGTGAAGCGATGAGCGTGCCCTACGAAAAAGTGGTCGGCGAGGATCTGAATCTCGGACACGGCACCGTGTCGGTCACGATGCCGGGCGGCGGGTCCGCGACCGGCAACAAGATCGGGATTCACACCCTGTTGCCCGGCCTCTACAACGTCAAGGACTTCGGCGCGCTGGGCGACGGGGAGACCGACGACACCGCCGCGATTCAAGCGGCCGTCAACGCTGCGGCCGCAGCCAAGGCAGGGATCTTCTTTCCGCCGACCGCCACGTCGTACAAGGTGAACAGCGCGCTCACCAACACCAGTCGCGTCATGTACGTGTTCTGGGGAGAAACCGCAAAGTTTTCCGGGGCCGGGGCGCCGAAATCCAATCTCGTGCGCCTGGATTATCCGGTCGTGCCGCAGCTGCAGGCGTTTCAGACCTTCTAACGAGAGGACGCGATGGGAGCGACACCGCAATTTCCGAACACGCCGAAAAACTTCGGCGCCAAGTTCACCAGCGCCGACGGCACGACCGCCAAAGCGCTCGTCACGGCCGGAGCGAACGGGTCGATCGTGGAGGTGATGAGCATCATCAGCGATGACACCGCAAATATGTTCGTGTGTCTGCAGCTGTATGACGGCTCGGTCGGCTACGACCTCAACGAGGTGTCGGTGCCCGACGGATCAGGGACGAACGGGACCGACAAGGCGGTGAATGGGTTGAATATCCAAGACACCCCAGCGTTCGGCAACCGCGAGGACCGCTCGATCTATCTGGCCTCCGGATGGTCGTTGCGGGCACACATGAAATCCGCAGTCACGGCGGGCAAGACGGTCACCGTCGCCGGCTGCTACGGAGATTTCTAATGCCCCGCGGCGGGTTTCAGGGGATCGCGTCGCGCCACAGCGACCTTCACCGGCGCGGGCGCGCGTGGGACCCGTTTGTGCTGATGAAAGAGCCGCTCCCGAGCGGCGAAAACCACGAAGGCTGGGTCGAGTCGTGGAATCCCAACACCCAGCGGAAGGAGCTTCGCCCCCCACACATCGTCTGCGGCGCCGGCGCGCTCGATGCCTCCACCGGCAACATCGCGCTGACCAATAACGCGTGGGTCGCCCTGTACACGGCGATCCCCGGCGACGGCCTTGGGATGCGCGGGGGGCTCGTCGGGTACCTGCCGAAAGGACGCTGGAAACTCACTGGGCGCGTCACGATTGCCACGCCGACCGCCGGCGTCGAGTATCACGTGCGGATTCGACAGGGCACCACGGAGAGCAACCCTGTGACGCAGCCGAAGATTATCGGTGGCAACCCGATTACGTTGGTCGGCGGTGGACTCAATACCTCGCACAGCACGGCGAACAAGCCGTTTGAAATCCATTTCCACTGTTCGGACATTCAGTGCGACATGGCGTGGGGCTACGCCAACGAGGTCTGGGTCGAGGTGTATGCCGAGAACGCGGCATCGGGCGCTGGCGCCGCGCTGGCGTCACACACGCAGTCGGGCAACGGCACGATTTCGCAGTGCACGTTCATGAAGAAAGACGGCCTCTACGGCACGAGCTAACGCATGAATCAGCTCGCGCGACGCGATTTCTCCGGCGGCTGGCAGCCGAGCGCCGATGCGGTCAACGCACCGGCGACGGCCCTGCTGCGGGCGGACAATCTCGTCCTCGATGAGCGCGGGGTGCTCGGCCTCCGTCGGGGGTCCGCGAAAATCAACGGCGTCGCGTTCGCCGACCTCGACGTGCATTCACTGTTCACCGTGAACCTGTCCGGCACGCGCTACCGCATGGCCGGGGCCAATAACGCGGTGTACGCCAACGGCGCCAGTGTCAGCACCGGGTTTGCCGGTTCGGGGGATATCGCCTTCGGGTCGTATCTCGATCAGATCCTGATGGCGCGGTCGACCACCAAGCGCAAGTACGACGGCACGACCGTGCGCACGTGGGGCATCGCGGCGCCGTCCGCCGCGCCGACGTTGACGACGCTGGCGGCAGATAGTGACACGTTTGCCTCGTTCAACTCGGGCGAGTCTGGCCTCGCCTGGACGGAAGACGACGGCACCGGGACCGGCCACGCGGCCGGCTTCGACGGCACCGCGAATGGCGCGGTCGTCCTCAATCCGAATGCGACCACTGGCCGCGGCCGGATCACGCGCGACCTCGGCGGCGCGACCGACTTCGCCACCTACTCAGGCGGTCAGACCGGCACCGACGACGATCAGATTCAGCTCTACATGTATGTGACCGAACCCGAATACCTGATCAATCTGGTGCTCTGGTTCGATGTCGGGGATGGCTCGTTCCAGCGGGACGTCTACTCCTACATCTTCTTTTTTAACGGGTCGGTCGAGGAAGGCACCAACACACCGCTCAGCGTCGGCTGGAATCTGCTCTCGGTGCGCCGCGGGGATCTGCTGCGGTGGGCGAATCCGACCGCCGGCACCAATTGGTCCACCGTGCGTGCGGTGCGGCTCACCGTCAATCAGCAGGTCGGCAGCACGAGCGCCCAGGTGCGGTTCGATCAGTGGCGGATCATCGGCGGGAACCAGCGGCCGCTCACCGGCGTGCAGCGCTACAGGCTCGTGGCGGTCCGGAACACCGGTACCTACTTTGGCAAGAGCGCCCCATCGGCCGTCAGCGCGGACATCGAAACCACCGCGCAGGGCGTGCGGGCGACAGTCGCCGCCGGGGTGATTGCCGCGCTCGATACGCAGGTCAACGAGCTGTGGTTGTACCGGGAAAACGACGCGCTCGGGGATTACTACCGCGTGGCCGTGCTCACCGGTGGCCCGTGGGCCGGCGCGCAGACCATCGACGACATCACCAGCAATGACGCCGCGCTCGAGGCCAATCTGCTGCTCGAAGCGACCAACACGACGCCGCCCGATAACATCATTGCGATCGTCGGCCCGCACTATGACCGCGTGCTCTGCCTGACGGCGACGCACGTCTACCCCTCGCAGCCGCGTAATCTCGACAGCTTCGACAGCGAACAGGTGATCCGCGTCGGCGATGCGTCCGAGACGGCCTACTGGATCGCAAAGGTGCGCGAAGAGCTCTACGTCGGCACCTCGAAAGACATCTACCGCCTGGTGGGCGACTGGAGCCAGCGGGCCGACGGCACGGTGAACGTCACCAAGATCCCGATGGGGATCGGCGCGCCGCCGATTGCGTCAGCGATCGCGCAGGACGGCGACACGCTGATCTACCTGGCCTCCGACGGCTGGCGACAACTCGGGTCCGAGGTGCCGGTCACGAGCGGCGCCGTGGATCTGCTCTACCGCGGCTACACGCGACACGGCGTCTCACCGGTGAATCTGTCGACCGGGCGCTTTAAGGCCGCGCTGACCAAGGGGTGGTTTCAGGCGATTACGCCGGAGGGCGCGAGCACGACGAGCAGCACCGTCCTGCACCGCTACGTGCCGGCCCTGCGGCAGTGGTACCGGCACACCTACACGCCGAACTGGCGCTGCATCTACCGGGAACCGGACGGGACGCTCATCGCCTCCGACACCGCGGGGTTCGTGTGGACGCTCGACACCGGCACGCAAGACGAGGGCGCCAACATCCCGGTCGTGCTCTGGACGCCCGTGGATGACAACGGGCAGCCGAACAATCGGAAAGACGGCTGGGAAGCGCGCGTACGCGCGAATACCGGCGGGGCCACGGCCACGGTCGGTGTGCACCTGGACGGCTCGGGCAGCACGGCCACGACCTTTGCGGTGGCGGGCTCGGACCTGACGCCGGTCGCGGCCGCGCTCGACGGGATCGCGGCCTTCCGACAGATCCAGCTGCGCGTGACGGGCAGTTTTTCCACGTTCCTCTGGTAGGACTTCACGGTCACGTATCGCGAACGACCCCCGATCGTGGTGTATGCGGAACCGAAGCCCGAAGCCCGCGGGACGCGGCGCAAGCGGTACACCGGCCTACGGATCACCATCGACACCCTGGCCGGTCCGGCCACGGTGATCCCGGTGGTCGATGACCTGGATCAGCCGAGCCACACCATCAACACGAGCGACGTGCTCTCACGCGCGATGACGTTTCAGAACGTCGTCGGCCGCGACCTGTGGGCCAAGATCAGCAAGCCGACCGGGTTCGAGTTCTACGCCATTGATCCGATCGTCGTGTCGGAGATGCCGCCCATTCAGCAGGGGTTGTTCCCCGACACGAATGGCGGGTATCCGTTCCGCAAGCGGATCATCGGGCTCCGGCTCCGTGTCTGCACGCTCGGCGCGACGATCCAGTTCACCCCGGTGGTCGACGGGGTCTCGCTGACCGCGTTCACGGCCCAGACCGGCACCAACGAACCCGACGAAATTCTGCACTACTTCACGACCCAGCAGATTGCCACCGACGTCGCGTTTGGGACGAACGGTGACATCGAGCTCTACGAGTTTGAGCCGATCGTGCAGCAGAAGTTCCCGCAACCCGTGCGCCTGCGCATCCCCGACACCAACGCCGGTACGCCCGGGCCGAAGCAGATCACCGGCCTGCGGATTCGCGCCTGCACGCTCGGCAGCACGCGGACGTTCATCCCGATTCTCGACGGGGTCAATCAGACGGCGTTCACGGCCACGACCGATGCCAACGAACCCGACGAGATCGTGCACTCGTTCAGCAGCCCGCAGCTGGCGACGGACGTCGCGTTTACGGTGGACGGCAATGTCGAGCTCTACGACTGGGCACCGCTCGTCGATGCCACGTTGCCGCTGGGGCGGACGCTCTGGGATTCCGGGCCGATCGATCTCGGCACGCGGGCGGTGTGGCTGCGCCTGGTGACGTTCAAGGCCAAGCTGACCGGCACCCTGACGGTGACGCCCTACGTCGACGACGTGGCGCAGACCCCGATCACGGTGAGTGCGCGCAGCGGCCATCCGATTACGACCTATGACGCCGTGCTGGCGCGGACGGTGCGCGGCCGGCAGGTCCGGTTCGTCTTCTCGGCGTCGAGTGCCTTTTATCTCTACTGGCTCGAGCCGCGGTATCGGGTCACCGGTCACGAAACGGAACTGGCGAAAACGCGCGTGGAGGTGGCGGCCTAATGCTGACTCCCTCCGCCCTCACGTTGCCGGAGGTGCAGCGGGCGTTCCGTGACGTCGACGCGCTCGTGTCGGCGCTCGGGCAGACCACGCCGTACGACTGGAAACGGCGGCGGCTGATCAACCTGCTCGATGGCACCGGCGCGCAGGATGCCGCGACAGTAGGCCAGTTGGACGCCGCGATCGCCGCGCTCCGCGACGAACTGACGGAGGACGAGGACGCCGAGGGGCCGTTGATCGACGGGCCGATCCGCGTGGGGGCGTTCGCGCAGCGTGGGGCGGCGACGGCGCACAAGAGCGAGCTGTTCGTGGCCTCCGATCGAACCTACGTCACGTGGGTGAGCACCGGGGCCGTCTGGCAGTACCTCGCTGGGATGCAGCGCGGGCTGATTGCGGCGATCACGACCGGCCTGACCACCAACGATGCCGGCTATCTCTACTACGCGACGGACTTCGCGCGCGCCTATCGGTGGACGGGATCGGCGTGGGAAGACGCGCCCGGCGCACCCGCCCGCGGGCAGATCGTCTACTTCCCGGTCACGCTCCATGCCGACTTCGCACCGGGCACCGGCTGGCAGCTCTGCGACGGCACCGCCGGGGTGACGCGCTCGACGCCGACCGGGGGCACCACGACGGTGACCGTACCGGATCTCACGACCGATAGTCGATTTCTGCGGTCCGTGGCTGGGGCAACCGGCGGCACCGGGGGCAGCGCGACGACGCACACGCACGCGGTGAATCCGCCGAATACCACGAGCGGCACCCCGTCGAACACGACCACGGTGCAAGCCGGCGCCGGCGCCACCGTCGCCAGTGACGGGCACACGCACGACACCGACATTGCGTCCTTCACCAGCGGCGCGCCGAGCGGCTCGGGGGGCGATGACGCCTTGCCGCCCTACTACAACGCACGTCCGTACATGAGGCTCTGACCTATGCCGCTCCCGCTCTTGCCGTTGGCCCTCTCGGGCATCTCCTTTCTCGGTGGCGCGCTGAACAACCGCGCGCGGCAGACCACGTCCACCACGACGCAGGCGCTCTCCCCTGAGGCACAGGGGCTGAACACGCTCCTGATGGACACGATCCGCCAGCGTCTGGCGGGCAGTGCCGATCTCTCCGGCTACCGCACGCAGGAGACGCAAAACATCAACCGCACGTTTGGGAACGCGCAGACGGCGCTCAATGCCGATCTCACGGCCCGCGGGTTGAGTGATTCGCCGGTGGCGGGGGCGGCGATCTCGCGGTTCCAGGGCGCGCGCGCCGGCTCGATCGCCCAACTCGTGAACAGTCTCCCCCTGCTGCAGCGCGACATGCAGCAGCAGGATCTCGGGCTGGGGAGTCACCTGATGGCGCTGCAGCCGCGCACCACGACTACGACCGGGACGCAGCCCGGCAACATGCTGGGCGGCGGGTTCTCGGATCTCGGCTCGATGCTCGGGTATCTGGTGGGTCAAGGACAGTTCGGCGGGGCCGGGGGCGCTGGACCGACGGTCGGTCGGCGCGCCTGGGCACCGGGGATCACGCCGTGGCGGCCGCCGTCGCCGGGATTGGTAGGGTAGGCCCGTGAACGGATTCGCTGAGAACTTTCTGCGCGGGCTGGAAGCGGGCACGCAGCAGCGTCGCCAGAAAGAGCAGGACGCGAAAGACGAGGAACTGCGCAAGCTCCAAATCGATGCGCTGAAGCACCAGCAGAAGCAGATTGAGCTCGAGGGTCGCTGGAAGGTCTTTGAGCGACAGCGCGCCGGCGCGAAGGAAGCGGCCGCCGCACACGAAGGGCAGTCGATCAACGACCTTGTCAAAACGATGGTGTCACCGATGGGTGCGCCCACGCCGCCGCCTGGCATGGCGCCGTCGGCCGCGCCACCAGCGGCCCCGTTTGGCGCTGGGCAAGGGGTCTCCGCGCGTCCGATCACGGCAGTCAACGAAGTGGGGCTGCCGGTGCAGGCCACCGAAGCGCGGAAGACATTCGAGATCCCCGGCTCACAGGAGTTTGGGGTGCCCGGCTACTCCGTGACGCCGAAGTCGATAGAAGAGGTCATGGCGGCCGCGATGCGCGCGAAGCTGATGGAGCCGACCAAGCTGGGCGCTGGGGAAACGCTCACGGTTCCGCTGACGGGGCAGGTGGTCGCGCAGGGCGCGCCGAAGCCGCGCAACTTCCAGTCGAAGAACGTCCAGGCGCAGGGCTTTACCGGCATGGCGAACTTTGACCCGGAGACCGGCCAGTACTTCGCGCCCGGCAGCGATCAGCCGCTGCAGAACGTCAAAGACGCGCCGCCGCAGGTCGATCCGACACTCGCCGCGATCCGCGACGCGCAATTGGCCGTATTGCAGCAGAACGCCGGCCAGCTGTCGCCCATGCAACAGAGTTGGGCGAAATCGCTGTCTGATGACTTCGCTCGCGACTCCAAGGACTACGTCGTGCGCGCGCAGGCGTACCAGACGATCAAGACCGCGGCAAGCGACCCGTCGGCGGCCGGCGATCTCGTAATGATCTTCTCGTTCATGAAGCAGAACGATCCTGGGTCGACGGTGCGAGAAGGCGAGCAGGCTACGGCGCAGAACGCGGCTGGCGTGCCAGAGCAGATCCGGAACATCTACAACCAACTGCTGACCGGTGAGCGGCTGACGCCGGAGCAGCGCAAGGATTTCCTGAAGCAGTCGGAAAATCAGTTTCTGCAGGCGCAGAAGCGCCAGCGCGGGATCAATGACGTCTATCGGCGCCGCGCGGAAGCGATGCGCGTACCGGCCAATCTCGTGGTCATGGACTTCGATCAGATGTTCGGGCTTGAGAACGTCGGCGGGATGCAGGGCATGGTGCCGATGAAAGCGCCGGACGGACGGGATCTGCTGGTGCCTGGCGATCAGGTCGACGAAGCCAAGCGCCGCGGCGCGACTGTGGTGCAGTGATGCCGGATTGGTTCGATCAGTTCGCGGCGCAACCGAATAAGACGACGGGCGATTGGTTTAGCCAGTTCGCGCTCGGGGCCGCACGCACCACTGGGGTAGGTGCGCATACATGGGAAGGTGTCAAAGCCGCTGTTGAGACAGTGAATCCGCTGCCGATGCTCAAGGCGGCGAACACCTCGGTGGCCGAGGCGCTCCAGACGACGCTCAGCGGTGATCCCGTCGGCGCGGTGAAGGGACTGGCGGAGGACGTTGGCGGTGTGGCGCAGGGCATCGGGGCCGAGAATCAGCGGCTCTACGACGAAGCGCGCGAGGCCTTCGCGCAGGGCGACGTGATGACCGGGATCACCAAGGCGGCCAAGTACGTCCTCAACGGTATCCCCGGCCTCGGCTCGACGCTTGACCAAGCGACCCAGGATCTCCATGAAGGCGAAATCGGGCGCGGCATTGGTCGTTCGGTTGGGCTCGGCGCATCGCTCGGCGTGCCGGTTGCCGCGAAGCGCGTCGGCAACATTCGGCTTCCCGCGCCTGCGCAGAATACCAACGCCGCCGAACGCGCGGCCGTGGCGTTCGGCCAACGTGAAGGCATTCCGATTGACGCCGCTACGGCCACCGGCAACCGGTTCATTCGTAACACGCAGGCGATGACCGACCGCTCACCGTTGGGCAGCGTGGTGGCGGAACGTGCTGAGCAGACGTCGGCCGATGCGTTCCGGCAAGTTGGGGAACGGCTCGCCGGCCGCACCAATCCGAGCCGCGGCGGCGGACCCGGTCCGGCGGTCTCACCGGAGCAGGCTGGGCAGGGCGTCCGCGATGCTGTGCAGACGCGCGTTCGCGACTTCCATGCTCAGGCCACGACCGCATACGACAAGCTGCGGGCGATTGAAGCCGATCCGGCGAACCTGCGGACCATCACGACGCAGCAGCCTGGGCGCGTGGCCGGCGGCGGGTCGATTACGGTGCCGGTGACCGAACAGATGGCGCTGCCGGTGGATATGCGGCCCGTCAAGACGGCCCTCCGACCGATCTTCGATCGGCTCAATCGGCAGCTGCCGCTGACGATCAAGCGGAGTTCACCAGGCTTCACGGCGATCGAAAACATCATCAACGGCAAAGACTTCGCCCCGCTCTCCGTCGCCGATGCCGATCTCGGGGCCATTAAGGCGATCGGTCGTGGCGCCGATTTGCCTGAGCTCCGCGATGCGAGTCAGGGATTGGCCGCTGCGGCGGTGAAATCGCTGGATGAAGCGGTTCGCGCCACGGCTCTGAGTGCTGGGCGGCCGGCGTTCGATGCACTCTTAGAAGGACGGCGCGCGACGGTCGCGAAGCACGCTGCAGGCGATCTGCTTCGGCGCCTGCGCGAAGAACCGGTGCAGGTCTTCAATCAGGCGACCTGGCAGAAGGACGCCGGGATCGAGCGTCTCCGTGAGATCGCGCAGCACGCACCAGCCGAAATGCCGAAGCTCGGGCGAGCCTATTTGGATGACTTGCTCGGCACGGCGACGGCGGAAGGCAGTTTCGGCCGGACGCAGGGCATCTGGCAGAAGTGGCAGAACCTTGGACCGGAAACGAAAAAACTGCTGTTCCGCAATTCATCGCTTATCAAGGATTTGGATCACTTCTTCCTGCTGGCAAAGAAGGCCGCTGAGAGTCCGAATCCGAGCGGGACGGCACTGACTGCGGCCTCGTGGGCGACGGGCGTCGGGCTCATTATTACGAGCCCAACGACAGGCATCCCGCTGGTGCTGTCATCGGGCGCCGTGTCGAAGTTGTTGCGCTCTCCGCGCGTGGTCAAGGCGCTGACGCACGGGATGCAGGTAAAGCTTGGGAATAAGGCCGCAGCAACGGCGGCGGCGAGTGAGATTCTGACGCTGGCGCGTCAGCAAGGGGTGCGGGCGTTGCCGCTGGCTGCGGAAGACCGAGAAGGTGAAGCAGCAACGCCAGCGCGATGAGCGAGAGCAGGAACACCACGGCGAGGTAGAAACCGGTTTCGATGAGGGAGTCGACGTAGCGCTGTCGCCAGCGATCCATTAACAGGACCGGACGGCTAAGACGATGAGCACGACCGCCCAGAACACCATGTAATACGCGATCGTGTGATGAAGTCGCGTCACGTCACGTTGGAGGGCGACGAGGGCGGCTTCGATGCGAGCCAAGTCGTCAGGCGTGACAGCCACTGGCAATTTGTAAGTGTACTACCGTTCTGCGAGCGCGGCAGATCGGGAACACGGGGGATGGATGGGCCATCACGATACTCGCCACTAGATCACGCTTCCGCGGAACGGCTGGCCGCCGCCGTCGCGCCGCACCTGAAGAACGGCAACGGGAAGTGGTTCGACCGGGTTGTCACCTGGGGCATCGGCATCCTGCTCGCCTGGGGTGCGCTCCAGATGGACGTTGCGGTCCTGAAGTCCCGCGTCGACAGTCAGGATGAACTGCTGCGCGAAATGCGGCAGGACATCAAGACGTTGCTGCAGCGGGTGCGGTGATGACGCTCTACGGCCTCGCACAGCGCTTCGTCGGCGAACTCCGCGAACTCACCGGCGACAGCCACGATCCGTTCATTCAGTGGTGCTTCACCAAGTGCGGCTACGGACCGGAGACCCCGGACGAAACGCCGTGGTGCTCGGCGTTCGTCAATGGGGTCGCGTGGCTGGCGCGGTTGCCCCGCTCGAAATCGGCGGCGGCGCGCTCGTGGCTCACCGTGGGGATCGCCATCGACACGCTGCGGACTGCCCAGGTCGGCGACGTGGTGATCCTCAAGCGCGGCACGAATCCAATGCAGGGGCATGTCGGCTTCTACGCGGGCGGGTATGACCCGACGACGGGATCGTTTGCGCTGCTCGGCGGCAATCAGGGGAATGCGGTGACGGTGGCGACGTTCAAAGAAGCCGACGTGCTCGGCATCCGGAGGCTCACGGTATGAAGTCGAAAAACATTTTTCTCTCGAAGACATTCTGGATCAACGCGGTCGGCGTCGCGTCCCTGCTGGTGCCGGGACTGCCGATCAACGCCGAGACACTCGGCCTAGTGCTCGCGGGCCTGAACGTCGCCAATCGGCTCCTGACGAATGGGCCGGTACACGTCCTGAAGGACGCAGCGAGCGAGCCATGAAAGACGACTGCCCGATCTGCGGCGCGCCGGCGTCGCACCGGGAGCATCTCTCCGATGGCTGGCAGTTCTGCAACGGCTGCGGGCGCTGTCTCTGGTACGACGAGCACGGAACGGTGCTGCGGACGCAGCCGACGAACCACGCGCCCACGCGCCCGCCGCGACCGTTCAATGTGCCGCGCGTCGCGGTCGGTGCCCAGCCGTGACGCTGCCTGAGTGCCCCTTCTGCGATGCCGACAACACGCTGACGCCAGTGGCCAGCGACGGCAAGGGCGTCATCGTTGCGGAGTGTTCCTGCTGCTCGCGACGCTGCCGCGTGAACGCCGAGGGCGTGATCGTCTGGCCGGTGAAGGTCGAGACGGACGTATCCGGCAATCTGATCGACGGGCCGTGAGCCGTGCCGTTAATTCGCGACGACGACGATCCACGCCTGCCGGTCGCGGTCATGCTCGTGCTGGGCGTCACGCTGGCGTGTCTGCTGCTCGAGCCGGTCACGGTCACGGTCGAAAGCGGCTACTTCGTATTCGAGCCGGCCTGGATTCGTCTCCGGGTGCGCGTCGAACCCGAGGCCGAGAATCGCGGGCTGACGGTGGCGCTGCACGGTGACGACTACGACACCAGCAGCTATGAACAACTCGACGGCGACCACGCGCCGCGGACGCGCTGGGTGACCTTCAAGGACGTGCCGGCCGGTGTCTACACCGTCACTGCGATCGTGGAGCGGGCCGAGGGGCGCCCGTGGCGCGCGACGGCAGGGGTGACGGTGATGGGTCGGCAGTAAGTTGGCTCGTGCGCGGTCCCTGATCCGCTGGAACCGGCGGCCCTAGACGCCGAGGATTGGGGCGACCGCGCACGGGCCACCCGTACAGACAACGGGCCGGGTTGCCCCGGCCCCTTGCCGTCCTTTGGGTGTCGTAGCTCAGTGTCGCTGCTGGCTGCTGGTCTGTGCTGGTCAGAGTGTAGCAGACAGTCCGCTTGTGTCCTACGTGCACGCTTTTCGTGCGCGCCTTACGCCTTGTGTGCTGGCGTGGTGTGCAGAGCTGTGCTAGTTTGACGGCCCTATACCTCTCCCCAAGGTCGGAGGCGGCGTATGGACCGTGCAGCGGCGGCGTCGGACTCTGGCAGGCCGGTCATGTTTGACCCGGATGTCTTCGTGCTCCTGCGGTCGTATCGTGACTGCGATGTGTATCGGCGTCGGACGCTGGTGATGCTGGCCGCCATTTTCGCTGCGAGTTCACAGCGTCGCGAAGCGCCCCCACCATCCGCGCCCGCAGATCCGGATCTTTGATCTGCCGTAAGAGGTAGCCGTACTCGCGGGCCTCCTGTTCCTCGGGGAGCAATCCGCCGAAGTAGTCGAATAATCTCAGGACGGTGGCGCGCACTTCCCGCGGCCAGTCGCGCCACTGCTGGATGATGCGCTGCTCGGCAATCGACAACTCCATCAGCCGCGACCGCTCAGATTTCACCAGTTCTGCCGGCGACATGCCGAGGTAGTCGGCGATCACGTCCAGTCTGGCGAGCGCGCCCTGTTGGGCGGCGTGGCCGTTCAACATTTCGTGCAACGTCGATTTTGTGACGCCGAGCTTGTCCGCGAGACCCTTCTGGGTTCGGCGCAAGGCCATCGGCTTGTCGCGGTCCTCGTCCAGTCGGTCGGCGATCCGGCGCTTGAGGCGCACGACGGGGGAGTCGTAGCGGGTCGGCACGGTTCCGGGCTCTCCTGTACCACAGGCCGTCAGCGCCCAATAGAAAAGTTCGGGTTGTCCGAATTTGCCTATTGACAAGCGAAACTATTGGGCGTATCGTTCGCGTGTGGTTAGGAAATCCCGAACCCCAAAGCCGTGTGAGTCGCTTCAGGAATGGATGGAGAAGACCGGGACGAACGGTCGCCAGCTGCTCGCGTTGCTGCGCGAGCGCGGGGAAACGATGAGTGAGGGGCACTTGTCGAACATCCTGAAAGGCTCCCGGCGGTGTTCGTTACGCAAGGCGATCGTGCTGAACGAGATCACGGGCGTCTCGATCCGGGCCATTGCACAATGGCCGAAGGTTCGGGAAACCCAAACTTCTCGGTCGGCCGCCTGACTTTAGGGTGGCAAATGCGCCAGAAACTTTGCAGGTCGCATAAGATGCATTGTGAAAAGTTCGGTATTTCCGAAGTTTGCATAATGCATTTCCCCATCACTATACCCGCAGCGTCGGCGGCTTAGCCATGCCGTTTCCGATGCTGCTGTGGGCCTTCGGCGATCAACTGTTCGAGCGCCAGCCGTTCCCGTCGGAGCGTGGCGAGCGCCCGCCGCACGCGCGCCAGCTGGACGCGCAGGCGTACGCGCCCGATCTGCTGCATGTGGAACGAGTCGAACCGGCCTACGGGGATTTTTACGGCCGCTGTTCGTGTGGCGCGATCTCGCTGCCCTACTGGTCCGCCGAGGCGGCGCAGGCCTGGCGGTGTCCGCGCGAGGCTGCCGAGTGCGAAGTGGATCACGCGCGACGGCGGTGGAACCAGCGCGTGTTCGATGCGGCGGGGGTGCGGCCCTAACGCCATGAGCAGCTCCAAAGGTAGTGCGGCGCTCGACACCGTGCCACTGCGGAATTTGAAGCACGGCGAGGCGCGGGGCGAAACCGAGCGTCAGAAAGTGGCGGAGCCCGCCGGCGCGATGGTGGAAGCGGCGATGCGGCGCGCGAAGCTCGAGCCGAAGGAACTGGCGGCGTTCATGGGCATCAGCGTCTCGGTCTTGCAGCGCGGGTTCAAGGATCAGGAGTCGATTTCCTGGCAGCGGATCAAGGCCGTGCCACACAGGAAGTTTCAGCGGGCGCTCTTGGCGGTGCAGGCCGAAGAGGACAGCGGCGTCGTGACCACGTTGATGATCGCGATCCCGCAGGAAAAGGCGAGCTAACAACACGAAGGCCGGTGCTGCGAACACCGGCCAGACATCGCAGCGCGACGGAGGCGCTACAACGTCATGCGGATCATAAAGGCAACCGAACCAATTCTGGTAGCCCATCCCGTGTTTCTGCTGTTCGGGCAGCCGGGCATCGGCAAATCCTCGCTCGGCTACTCGGCCACGGACCCGCTCACGCTGGACTTTGACAAGGGCGCGCATCGGGCCGCGAACCGGCGCGACACGCTCGCGATCGAGTCCTGGGCGGACGTAATCGAACTGATGGAGGCGCGCGCCGCGCTCGACCCCTACGCCACGATCGTCGTCGACACGGTTGGCCGCTGTCTCGATCTGATGACGGCGGACATCATCCGCGAAACGCCGAAGCTCGGGCCGGGCGGCAATCTCAGTCAGCAGGGCTGGGGCGTGCTCAAGAACCGCTTCCGGCAGTGGATCGCGACGCTGCGGACCTACGGCAAAGACGTCCTGCTCATCGCGCACGACAAAGAAGACAAAGACGGCGACACCCGCGTGGTGCGGCCGGACATCGTCA